TTCAACTGAGCCAAGAAAGTTTTACGATTATAATTTTTAAGTTAACATTGGGGGTGAGGATTGGCCTCACCCTCTCTTTTTGAGAAAGGAAATGATATGATTTACAAGTTGCGTCTTGTTAACATCCCGCACTCCTCAGTTGAGGACAAAGTGTTCAGAGATCTCTCTGAAGCCAAGAAGGCTGCGGAGGCCACTGGGTTTGACACCTGCGTTGAAGGCTATTCAGCAAATGGTCGCCTCAGCTACATGCTCGGTTACTCAACGATCAGTGGGTGGTCAAAATGAAAAGGCTGATTGAAAGTGTTGTTGGGTTTGCTATGGCTTTGGCCATGGCATTCCTGATTGTCTTTGTTGTCATTAATTTCATGTTGAACTGCCAAACATGGGACCAAGACCTTTGGACTGATACGAGTTCTTGTGTAACCCTCGGCCAGTTCTTGGGAGTTGATTGATGGAATATCACAAGTGGTCGGGCAAAAACAAAACTTGCGATTGTTGCGGTTTGACACTGCGTGAAATTCAAAAGCAAAATGATGAAGCTCGTGAGGAGTTGTTTCAAAAGGAAAAGGAGTGGAACTTTTGGGTTGCCATGCTTGACACCTTTGAGCAGGATGTTGATGATAATGGTATTTGGCATGGCCCACAATGCAGGAGATGCTCAGGTGCACCCCAAACAGTTGGGGAAATGTTCTTGGCTAAATTTTCTGAAGGCCAGTGGCTCTGCAACAAATGCTATGCTCGTTTCCCGGAAGACACAAGAGGCAGGTGGGTATTCATGCCAGTTGAAGATGAAGAGACTTTACTAAATGACCAGAAAAAGCTATCTTCGAATTAATGTAATCTTGCGTTTCCTCCCTTAACTTGCCCCCCAGAAATGGGGGGTTTCTTTTTGCCCAAAAATCAAGGATAGTTTTTCCCAGTTATTTTACAGTTTACCACTGAAACAAAGGTAAAAGGACATAAAATCATGGCTCCAGAGAAAAAGAAAAGGGGACGCCCACCGAAACCAAAAGAACCAGAAACAATTGTTCAGCGACCAGTTAAAAATGGTCCAGCTGTCAAGCCTGAAAATTGGGATGGTAAATTCAAATCGGTTGAGCCTCTCGGGAAACAAAAGCCAGCTCGCAGAAAACCCTACAAATGGAATCACAATGCAACCATAAACTGGATTATGGGGCAAGCTGACCCTGTTGGCTTTTTAACTGATGTTATGGCAGGTAAAGAAATATTCAGTGTTTATACAAAAGATCCTGATGGGATAGCAACACCCTCAGGCAAAATATCAGCTGACCCGGAGCTGAGAGTTATGGCTGCCAAAACGCTTCTCGGAAAATGTGTTCCTGATTTAAAGGCAGTTGAAGTTACTGCTCAAATAGAAGAAAGAAAGGTGCTGGACATCAGCAGGTTGAGTGATAATGACCTCAGTACAATTGAACGAGTTCTTGAGCACGCTGTCATTGAAGGAAGTGAGAGCGGAGAGGATGAGGAGATCTCTGAAGGAATTTACCAAGAGCTCGTGGCCAACGATTGAGCCGGGAAGAGACTTCTACGACAACTGGCATATTGATGCTGTCAGCGAGCATCTTCAGGCTGTTGTTGAAGGTGATATAAAACGACTGATCATAAACATACCACCTCGCCACATGAAATCAATATCGGTTGCGGTTGCACTTCCAGCTTGGACTTGGACTATCCAGCCAGAAAAAAGATTTTTGTTTGCATCTTATGCAGCTTCACTTTCAGTCAGAGACTCGGTTAAATGCCGGAGGCTAATATCAAGTCGCTGGTATCAGGATCACTTTGGCGAAAAATTTGTTCTCACTGGTGATCAAAACCAGAAGCAAAGGTTCGAGAATGACAGGACAGGGATGCGCATTGCAACATCAGTTGATGGTGCTTTGACTGGTGAAGGTGGTGACATCATAGTTATTGATGATCCGCACAATGTTCGTGAAGCAGAGTCATCGGCGGTTCGTGAGGGTGTTCTCGACTGGTGGGATCAAGCGATGCAAACTCGCCTCAATGATCCTAAAACAGGAGCCTTCATAATAATCATGCAGCGAGTTCACGAGAACGACTTGACTGGGCATATATTGGCGAATGAATATGATGATTGGGATCATTTATGCTTACCTGCAAGATATGAGTTGGGGCATCCAACAGAAACAAAATCCTCACTTTTCTTCA